GATCCCTTTTCCATATCTTTCGTTTCTTAAATAATCTAATAGGCAAAATGCTGGGTTTGTTGAAAAGGTTGCACTAGACTCATTTAAACTTGAATCTAAAGTTACAATTTTTCTGCCTTGTATTTTTGCTTGTACTTGTGGGACTCCTCCAAATATATCTGCATTCCATTTAAATTTTAAAGCTAAATAACAAAGACCAGAAAGTTTATGATTAGATCCCCAGCTTGATAATGTAGATAACAAACTAGATGCTGATTGGCCATCACTTCCAAAGTGAGGTTCTATTGTTATATAACTTGCACCATCTTTATAAAAATTACTATCTGAACTTGCGACTGTCCTTTGTGTATTATCTGTCAATGCTCCTGAAAAACTAACTACTTTATCATCGACTCTCACCTCCTCTATTGAGTTAATCTCACCTTCACTTAAAACTAATGCTATATATAAAAACTCATTATCAGTTCCTGATGTTTCGATAAATACTCTTGTTCCTCCAATTAGACGTTCCCCATATACGACTGGAATACTAGCGTTATTTGATTGTTTGTTAACTAAAATACCTCTTTCAGTTTCCTCAAAATCATTAGTTCCAAAATCAGGGATGTCAGGTTTTTGAGACCTCATAAACAACCAACCAACCGCTATTACACCAAGAGCAACAAAAGGATTTAAGTTTCCTAAAAAATTTGCAACTCTAACAACAGATGCAACTTTTCTAACTGCTTTAGTAACTGATCTGACTACACCGCCCATAACCAACTATCCTTTGTTGTTTGCTTCATAATTTTTCTTACTTTGTTATTATTGTCTAATCTTACCCAATGTATCTTTTTATTTAGCCCTAAAAGTTTTGCACTATTGTTTTTTAACCAATCCATAATTTGATCTACGTTTTTTGATGCTATAAAATCTATATGCAACATAATATCTCCGCACCTCCAATTATCAATTATCCCTGTATTTAAAAAATTATTTTCTTGTTCTTTATTTACAAAGGCCCAATTAGTAAAACCATAAATATTATTATCTTTAAATATTTTATACTGATTATAATTAATAGATTGTATTATATGATTATACAGTTCTTCATAAGTGTTGTTTTTATATCTATTAAACGTTTTGTAAAAATTTATAACTTCATCAAAAGTAGTCATTAGCTTCTACCCCATTTAATATCTAATACTGTTTGCGAACTAAAATCCATCCCAACATCTGTGTTAAAAAATCTTTGTTGAGAATTATTGTTTGTTTGCCTTCCTGACTTTTTATCAAAGTCGGCCCAGTGAGAAACTACTGTTAAAATTACATCTGATTGAGTTTCTGTTTCATCAATTTGAAAAGTATCAATATTGCCTGAATACAACAGAATAGGGTCAGCAATAATAGAATTTGATGAGTTTAATAATCCTCTAAATATTTCAACAGTATCATTTACAATATTTTCATTTAAAACTGTTGATATAAAAGTTTGATCTGCTCCAGATAAACTTATATTTAGACTAGTTTTTGTTACATCTGTTTCCTCTGTAAAAGAGGGAATTGAAACTAAAAATGGCGATGCAGTATAAGTTTTGCTTGATCCTGATATAGATGATGTAAGGTTAAAACTATTATCTGTTAAATTTACTGGTGTTGCAAATCCAATAGATAACAGATGAATAGGTCGTATCTCATTTGTTAATAATTCATTCTTTACTGATGTTGTTAGTGTCCTTGCCATAATCTTCTATACTCTTTCTAATAACCTTTATATCACCATTCACTATGTAGTCAGCATTTTTTGATGGGAAGTCATGTTTTTTTAAATCAAGATTAGCCACATCTATATTTTCTGCTTCAACTATTTCTTCTGCCAAAATATCTGCATTCATAAAATATTTAATTTTATATTGCTTCTTCGACATCTATTTCATATTTATATAATAAGTTTCCAGATCCGTCAGCACCTACGACACCAAACTCTTGAATATCGTTAGTTAAATGAACTGTAAAAGGTATATTGTCATAAAGCACAGTTTCATCGTTTGCTAAAGCTGAAACTAAAGGTGGTTCTATTGATACTGTTGCTGAGTTAGATGAGCTTGTTACATCTGCTACAACCATATAAACTTTTGTATGGCCATTAAACTTAATAAAATCACCAGCTTTCAATCTACCAGCACCATCACTAGCAAAACCATCAATTGCAATCGTAGTATCACCAGCGGTGTGACTTCCATTAACCGCTAACGTTCCTGTTTCATTTCCTCTAGCATCCTCTACCTCTGGTGGGATAATTGTAAAATTTTCTTTTGAGGATCTTTGCTTGATTATAAATGCCATGAGCTCACCATAAATATCAGATCGTTTTCCAACTATAATAGATGCAGTAAAACCAAACCTTTGATTATCTATTTGTCTTGATAATTTTTTACCAGATAAAGATTTAGATATAATAGTGTTTTGAATAGACTTAATACCCATTGTTTCAAAACTTGCTGATGATATTGGAAATGCACCTGACATTAAACTAAAGCTCCTCTACCTTTTTCACTTAAAGCATTATTTATAATAGATGTTATTGTTCCTCTATTTTCTACTAAAGCCTGATCAAAACCCCTTGAGTCTATTGTATTAATTGTAAAGTTTACATTTACTGCACCACCCATACCACCTCTAGCGTTTTGTGTTATTTGGCCTGTGCTATTTGGTATAAACATTTCAGGGCCTCTCTCACCAACCATAATAGGTTTGCCTTTTGAAACTGCACCTCCTTGTGCAAAACCAGGACTTGCAAATCCTAAAATACCTAAAGGATTTCCTGACATCATCATCATCATACCTTGAATTTTAAGTTGCTTTTTCTTTTCATCTGTTATTTTTTCTTCATTTTTAACTTGTCCATCTGATAACATTTTTTCTATTTGTTTTTGAATTACTATTTGAATAGTGAATGCTAAAATATCAACAAGGAACTTTTTAGCAATTTCTTCAAAGCTCATTTTTAATTGTTTTCCTAAAACAACTGACTCAGCTAAAGCTCTTGAAAATGATTTAACTCCACCTAATATAAATTTACCAATAGTCTCGTTAACTGATTCTAAATCTTTTTTAATTTGGTTTTTAACAGTATCAGCAATTCTTGTAAAATTAAGTGCAGTTTTATCTGTTTCATCTGTAGTTCCTTTAAGTTTTGATAATATCTCTTCTATCTGTTTTTTAGAAATAAGTGCTTTAGCCTCTAATGTATTTAAAAATTTTTCTATTTTACCAATAGTTCCATCTAACCCTTCATTACTATTTTCAACTTCTCTTCTAAAATCTTTAATGGGTTTTTGTAAGTTTGTTGCCTTACCAAGTAATTGATTTGTTTGTTGTAATATTTCATTAAAACCTTCATCAGATATAAGTCTTAAGGTTTTTCTTATTTCAGCTATTTTAAAATTAAACTCTGCAAACTCCTCTAGTGCCTTTCCAAGTAAAGCTCTTATTTTATCTATAACTGCACCTATAACTAAAACTAGAAGTTTGCCTTTTCCTCCAAGCATCAAAAAACCAACAATACCAAGCGTTCTAACACCTTCAGGTAATGTTTTCATAAAATCAAATAAATTTACTAAGGCAGATCCAACAAATGAAAAAACAGGTTTTATAGCTTGTATGATAAATGCTGATCCTAAAATAACTTGTTTAGATGCCTCTATCAATCCAGCTGATAATTTTGCACCAAATACACCGATGAGTTCTGCATTGTTTTCAATAATTTTATTTACCTCTACTAAACCTTGTTTAACAAAATCAAAGAAACCAGCTTGGCCTGTCTCTAATTTAAACTTAAATAGTTTATCTGAGAGCATAGATAATGTTCCAGCAAATGTAGTAGATAAAACTTCTGTAGCTTTCTCAAACTCACCACCCTCACCAAACAGTTCTCTAAATCTTTTCTTGGTATCCTCTACTGTTACCTCTGCACCAGCTTTAAATCCTAGTAAAGCTCTAACACCTCTTTCTCTAAATAGGTCAGCAGATCCAATACCTGAAGAGAATGATCTTTGTATTTGTTCAGCAGTAGTTCTAAAATCTAATCCTGTTACCGATGCTACGTTTCCTGTTAATTGTAATATCTCGTTTAGTTCCTCTGCATTCTTTGTAACAACTGCAAGGTTACCAGCACCAGCTTGTATTTCTTCAAGAGTAAATGGAACTCTAGATGCAAAGTCTATTAGGCCCTTAAATGCTTTATCACCTTCCTGGACTCCTTTAAATAGAAAGGCAAATCGTAATCTAAGTTGTTCTACATTAGAACCTACATCTAAAATTGATTTTACTGCAAGACCTGAGCCTAAACCTAATATTGCTGATTGAACTGAAAATACCGCAGACCTTAGATTACTTAATCCTGTTCTTACTCCAGCTAGAGCCTGTTTTGTTTTATCTCTTGCTAAAATATTAAGTACTAGATTCTGAGCCATTATATTTTTCTATTCCTGTTATATTCTTCTTGTTCAAGCATCATATAACCTAACCAAGTATTATATTCTTCAGCAGACATTTCTAAAACTTGTTTTAAAGTTATTTTAAGCCTATCCGCAACTACTAACATATTGCGGAGTTCAGGGCTAGTATTTACTTTTTTTTTGCGTCGTATGGAGTGATAGATTGAACCATAGATGTAGATATTCTTGCAAGGACATCAGAGTCAACTTTATGCATTATATCTAATCGATCTTCAGATTTGAATATTTTGTTTCCATCCTTATCAAGAGCTTTCATAATAACTATATCAGCTAATAAACCAACATCGTTAATATTACTTGATCTTTCAAATAAACGTTTTTTTTCTGCTAGTGTAATTGGATTCCAATAAATAATTGTGGGTTTACCACTATCGTCTGGCCATTCTTCAACCTCTAAAGATTGCACACCTAAACTCTCAAAATGAGATTTAGCTCTATTTAGAATAGACATAAATTATTATTCAGTTCCGATTGTTAAAGCACCAGTTCCTTGAAACGTTACAGATCTTGCTACAACGCCATCTAAAGGTTGGTTTACAGACATTCCTGTAACTATACCAGCTCCTTCAAATTTTCTGTCTCCTGAAGATGATCCTTCAGGTAATAATTTAAAAGTTACACTTGCTCCTGAAACTAATTGTGTTTGACCACTATCTGTTTCATCAAAGTGCATTTCTAAAGTACCAGAAAATGATGTTCTACCAGCTATAAAAGATTTTGCCCCATCTTCCATTTTAGTCGACTCTACAACATCCCCAGTTGTTTCCAATGTGAATGATGTCAACTCACCGACTGCTGTTCCGCCTATCGCAACTTGACCTTCTTTGCCATGATGTACTGCCATTTTATATTCCTCCGATTAATTTGTTTATATTAGTTTTCTTCCTCATCGTCAAACTCTTCTTCATCTTCCTCATCCTCTTCTTCTTCCCACTCTTCATCCTCTGCATATTCTTCTTTTATTTCACTGACGATGTCTTTTACTTCTTCACAAAGTAAAGATTCTTTATCATGCAATTTTTCAATAGCATCTATTTTTTTTTCTATTTTTTCTAATTTTTTTTCTATACTAGCCATATCTCTCCTTAAGGTGTTCCTGATTCAAATACATAAATACATCTTATAGTCATCCTGATCCCACCAATAGGGAATAGAGTCCCCTCGTCAGTTTCAACAGATATGACTTCTGTATCAAGTGCATTACCATTTCTAGTAATATCAGATTCTAATTCAGTTTCAATAGCGGTAATTAATTGATTTCTTTTTGTATCAATGTTGACCTCTGCACCTTTTACAAAGCCTGATAAAACAAAATCTATAGTTCCTTGCCTGGTTCTTGCACCCTCACCCATTTCAATATCTTCTCGTGTTTCTTCACTAGTTTGTACTATTACAACAGGATATTGTTTGTCAGAAAGCTCATCTATATCAAAGGGTTGTCTAGTAACCTTTTTAATACTTGGACTTGATATACCACTAATAGTTGAAGCTATGTTTGATGCTATATTCTCTCTAGTACTCATATTCTCATCTTTCTAATTTCTTTTTCCATAAACTGAACAAACTCTTTTTTTATAATCTTTTCAGTTCTTTTATCAAAACCAAAAAACTCTCTTTTAGGTTCGTTCAAGACTTGGTTAAATAAAGCTCTTGTTCTCATCTCAGCATTGTTAAAAAATACAGATGCTTTTCTACTAGATTTAACTTTGCCTGTAATAGATCCTAACATTCTTCCTGAAAAAAATAAATCTACTTTTTGAGACTTCCCTTCTTTTTGTAACCTTTTTAAATACTGATCACTATAAGGTGCAAACCTTCTACGTCTAAAATCTTGTTCTTTTGATGTAAGTTCTTTAATAATTGATTGTAATCTAAAACTAGCTCTAGCAAGGCCCTTTCTTGTTATAGATGGAAACCTATTAAAAAATTTGTCAAAGTTCTTTTGTATAGATTTGACGTTAGACTTTATACGAACGTCTACTGCCATTATCTAGTTAATCTTCTAAATCCGTGAAGAGGCTCTCTTTCATTTACAGATATTGAAGAGTCTGCATCAGAGTCATAGTTTACACCATCCTCTAATATGGATCTAAACTCTTTGTTATACTCTGACATATAATACTCTGCCATTCTTTCAAATCTATCTTTCTCAGCTTCAGGTCTAAACTTTGTCAAAGCTGGTAATAAAAATCTTCCTAAAAATAGATATACTCCAGCTCTTTCAAATTGATCTAAGTCAACTTTAGTGTTTACCATTTCCTCAGTATTTAGAACTGTAATATCAGTGTAAACATTGGTTTTATATACAGGCCACCATTCTATTCTTAATTGTCTAAGTATATCGTTTGTTGTTTGTGAGAAAAAATTAGTCGCCTCAGTAGATCCTGATGCAATACCAAAATCAAATGTGTCAGGTTGATATTTTGTGACATCACTTGCTACAATTACATTTGCTCCTGTAAAATTAGCCATAGTTACCCTCTACCCACTT